TAAGAACGCTGCAGCGTAAGGTGGTGAGTAATGGCTAATGCTACATCTGTAACCCTGAATGTTCTGGCAGAAAATACTGCCAAAGACGATGTTGCGGAATCCGTTTTGGATACTGGAACCGCGGCTGTCACAATTCCACTGACCCCAGCTGGGGATACACACAACATTTTGCTGAAGCTTGAAAATAGTGCTGCAGCTGCAGACGTTATGACTGTTGAAATCCTGGCTGGAGATAATCCGCCCGCGTTTCAAGCTGGACTTGGAGACCTAAGTATTGCATTGGCTCAAAATGAAATCGATTATGTCGTAATCGAATCCGCGCGGTTTATGCAAAGTGACGGGACCATCTCCATCAAAAGCACTCCTGCTTCAACTAAGGCGCAGACTCTGAAAATCACTGCGATTAAGTTGCCAAAATAAGAATTTAGTGGCTAATCGGAGTGGGTGGGTGCCTCCTTCACTTCCCCACTCCCGAGCCTAACGGAGCACACATGGCAGCACGAGCAACGATGACAAATCTGATCACGCTGGTACGCGGACTGATCAACGATCCGGTCAGTGTGACGGCTCAATTTTCGGACGATGCGATTCAAGAACAACTGGACACCCAGCGCGAGTATGTCCGAGTAAACGAGCTCACGCCATATGCTGAGCCGGATGGCATAACACAACTGAAATTCCAATCCCCATACAAATACTGGGAAAGCGATCTGGTGCTGACAAATCCTGCTGGCACTGTCCTTACACCCACAACGTCGGACCCCAAAGGCGGCTACTTCACGTTCACTGTTTCGCAGACTGGCGTTTATGCCACTGGATTCACATACGACGTTTATGCCGCGAGCGCGGTGTTGCTGACGTTGTGGGCAGGCAGAATTGAGCAGGATATTACCAAGTTCAGCGCGGATGGTTCCAGTTATGAGTTTGAGGGAGTCGCGCAAGGGAAGTTGAAACTGGCGCGAGAATACGCCTCAAAATCGCTTCGTTTTGGCGCGATGCAGTCGGTAAGGATGATTAGAGATGACTACACGGCTTAGTGCTGAAAATGTGGCGAAAATGCGCGCAGTACAGGAAAGTAATTTGCCTGAGACCGCGTATATACAACGTGTTACGGTAACGAATGGCGCGGATGGTTTCAGTGAAGCCTGGACGACTGTTTCGACGGTCAACGCAAGACTGGGTGAGCCGAAGGGCGAGATGGAGAGACAAATCGCTTCAACCATCACAGTGGGGAAGGTCTACGTGATCACGTTGCCAGTTGGAACAAGTGTTCTGGATACGGATCAGATCCAGATTTCGTCGGTGAACTATCGGGTCCATTGGACTAACAAAAACAAATCGCACGCCACAGCAATGCGCGTGTTAGTTACGGAGGCATAAGATGAATTTTGACCAAATCGTAAATGGAATCCCCTTGATTCTCGTTGTCATGGGATTAGTCGAACTCAGTAAGTCGTTTGGCGCGGAAGGGAAGATCCTGACCGCGATTAGTTTTGTGATCGGGCTGGTCTTGGGCATTCTGTACCAGGTGAGCCTGGGCATGCCAGTTGGTTTTGCCGGTTGGTTCGGGTCCGTAGTGTTTGGGTTGGCTTTGGGATTGATGGCCAGCAAGGTTTATGACGCGATTAGGAGTGCTTCTGAGGTTCGCGGATGACCGGCACGGAGGCTGTGGAGCTGTTACCAGCTGCCGCATGGATTCAAGCCGTATTTGTGTGTCTGTTTTTCGTTGTGGTTGTCTACATGCTGTCATGGAACTCCAAACAAGGCAAGGAATCCCGCGACTTTCAGCAATCCGAATCTAATAAGTGGCAAAGTTTTGTCAATGAGCTAAACGAGAATTGGCGTAAGCAAAACAGTGACCAGCGCAAGGAAAATAACTGCGCAATGGCGGATGTGAACGCCGGGCTGACTAATCTAACTAAGGTTACTGAGGGTCTCGTTATGGAAGTCCGAGAAATGCGCACTGAGAGTAGACAAATAACCGCTTCATTAGCAGCGCATGACGATCAGGCGAAAGAGATTCTGCACATTGTTCAGAAGCCAACACGTTCACGCCCTAACAAGGATAGTCAACCGCAATGAACATCACCGTGAGGACGACCATTCGAGACAACCGCATACCGAGCATCATCGCGACGTTTCCGGGTGCGATTTCGAAAGTGGTGACTAAGACAGCGTTTGATATTGAAGCAAGCGCGAAAGTTATTTGTCCGGTTGACACGGGCGCACTATCTGGGAGCATCAAAGCGGACGTGAAGGAATTCACCGCCACGATTGCGCCACATAAAGAGTACGACGCCTATGTGGAGTTTGGAACGATCAAAATGGCAGCTCAACCGTATATGCGACCAGCGGCTGACCTCAATGAACCAAAGTTCACCGCAGCGATTGACGCGATTGTGAAGGCGATGTAATGGCAGACGGATCCGCGTGGATTTACTCGACATTGACAGGCAGCACGTCTTTGGCGGCGCTGGTTGGGACGCGCATTTATCGCGATGAAGCGCCGGAAGGAACGGCGTTCCCATTCGTGGTGATGCAGCAGATCGACGCGGTGCCGGTGCAGAACGCGTTCCGTGACCGCTTGATGGATGGGGAACGCTGGCAGATTAAGGCAGTCAACAAGGCAACCAGCTACACGACGGTCAATTCGATCGCGGCTCTGGTTGAGACGTTGCTGCACAAAGCGCGCGGCTCGAACGTACTGAGCTCAGTATTGGAATTCAAGATGCCAATGTCTGAAAAGGACAATGGCGTGACGTACAAATCAATGATTTTAGATTTTCGGGTGCATACCCAGTAAAGGAAATAGACAATGAGTTTACCAGCAGCAGTATTTCAGGGCATTCAGGTTGGAGTAGAGAGTACTCCGGGAACTCCCGTAGCGGCGAACAAGAAACTTCTCTCTGTGAGTATGATCCCTTCGCCCCAGGTGGAAACAAAGCCATTCAAGGCGATGGGCAACAAATACGCGTCGTTCGCGGCGCTAAACAAGGAATGGTCTTCGATCAACATTGAGGGCGCTCCGACTTATAACGAGATCGTGTATCTGCTTTCGGGCTTGATGCACTATGCCGCTCCAGTTCAGCAAGGCGCGACAGCCGCGTACAAATGGACGTTCGTTTCGAACACCAGCGCAGCCGACGTGGGCAAGAGCTTCACGATCGAGCAGGGTGATGGGACTGCTTCGGCAGCCTGGCGCGTAGCTGGGGCGAAGATCAGCGGCTTGACCTTCAACTTTGGTCGAAATGAGATCACTGTGAATGGCAGCGGTATTGGTGAGGCAATGGAGACGGGGCTTACCCTGACACCCACCCCCACCGCGCTTTCACCAGTCCCGATCCTGCCAAGTCACTTGAAGTTCTACATGGCGGACACGCAGGCTGGCTTGGCTGGGGCGGTCGCACTGACCAACTCATTCAGCATGGAATGGAGCTTGACCGACAAGTTTGGGCTGGCATGGCCCGTTGGGCAGGATCCTGAGGCGGTCGAGGGCGAGCCCAACGCTTCTGGCAAGATCAAGGTTGCGACCGATGCGACTGGGATGGGGTTGATCTCCACACTGCGCAACGCGGCAACCAAGTGGTTCAGGATCCAGGCAACAGGCGCGGAAATCGCCACTCCCTACAACCAGCTGCTCACGATTGACTTCCCGGCGCAGGTTGAGAGCGTTGGCGATCCGAGCAACCAGGACAATGTTTACACGGTCGAATTCGGCTTGCTGCCTATTCACGACGCGACCTGGGGCAAGTCGGTCAACATTGAAGTGATCACCAATCTAAGCGCACTGTAGGAGCCTGATGAGGTTATCTGAGCTGACGAAGGACTTGAAGAAAATTGCGGTGGTTTACAAGACCGCCGCAAAAGATTATACGATCGAGATCGAGTATCGCACCCAGGCGGTGACGGTTGGTTTCCTGTCTGAGATGCAGGAGATGGTTGGGGTCGACCGGGTCGTTTATCAGATCGAGAAGGTCATCTCCAGCTGGGACTTGACCGACGATCAGGACAAGGTCATTCCGGTGACAGCGGAAGCGATGGAGAAGAGCGGCATTCCGATCTACTTACTGAGCTCGATGCTGGAAGCGATCGCGCAGGATAAATTAGCGCTGAGTGATGAAGCAAAAAACGGATAGCGGCGTTTCTCTGCGCGCCTGACGTATACCCACCGCCCTACCTGGCAGAGTATGAGGTCTATGAGTTATTCAAGATCGCAAAAGAGGTTGGGGTGGCAGTGTGGGAGCTGGCGAAACAGCCGGCGTATATTCTGGAAGGGTACAAGGCGATGATGTGGATAGATAACCGGGTGCGGTCAGAAGCGATGAGGAAAGCGAACAATGCCAAACATAACTGAAGTCGTAGTCGCAATTGAAGCAACCGGTGTGCAAGGGGTGCTGACTGCATTGAAGGACGTAGAAGGAGCCAACGCAAAAGTTGTCGCCTCATCGAACGCTTCAAATATTGCACAAAAGACAGCAAACGATAGTACTTTACTAAGTTTAGGAGCAGTGGCATCAAAAGTAATTGGGGTCACTTCACTGGTCACAGGTTTTATGAAAGTTGGGGAATTTGTTGGCTCGACAGTTACAGATTGGGCTGATTACGCCGACTCAATGAGGCTTGGCGCTGAATTGGCTGGCATTTCAGTCACAGAGATGAGCAAACTGGTCCAGGCGGCTGACGATTATCGTGTTCCTATTGAGAAAATGCAGAGTGCTATGGAAATGGCACTTAAGAATGGATTTGTTCCTACCATCGACAATCTGGTGACTCTATCTGATAGGTTGTTAGCCATCGAAGATCCTGCCGAACGGGCGGCGGAAGCTTCCGACATATTCGGCAAGTCTTATGCAGATATGATGCCGTTCCTGTTGGCTGGCGGTGACGCGATACGTAAATCTACCTCTGCGGTGAGTGACAATCTGATTGCCACTGAAGAATCAGCTGCGAAAGCAAAAGAATACAAAGACGCTTTGGATGAACTAAGCGACGCATGGACTGGTCTGAAAAACAATGCTGGACAAGTCTTTCTGCCAATATTTATTTCAATCGTCACTGGTTTATCGAACGCGCTGGATACAGGTGATGGTGGCAAGTCGATGTTAGGTTCGCTTACAAATATCCAGAATGCTTACGATCAAGGCGCCATTTCAAAAGAACGATATGAAGAGCTGACGCGCAATGTATATCTGGGATTCGTTGATGAAGCTGAAGGCACTAAGATCGCCACAGAATCAATTACAGAACACAATAAAAAGATGTCTGTGGCTTCTGATGCTAACGGCGAACTTGTGATGAATTTATTTGAAAGCACTAACTCTTGGGAAGAGTTTAGAGATTCCGCGCGAAGGTCTGGTATTGAATTAGGCATTCTTGATGAAGCTACATACAACGCCGAAAAAGGAATTACATCGCTAAGCGGTGTCACCGATGACTGGACTAATTCCAACTACGAGATGGGATACAGCGCATCCGATAGCGCTGGACGCATTATTGAAGTTGGTGACGCGATGGAGAAAACACTCGAGAAGGTTAAATTAGTCACCGACGCTTATGAAGAACAAAAGAATGTGCTTGAAGAGGGGTTAACCGACGCACAATTAAACTTGACCGTGGCTATCTCGACTTACCACGAGGGTGTGGCTGGAAGTCTGGTAAAGGGCTTGAAAGACGCCGGGCTTGAAGGTCAAGAAATGATCGATCGGCTTATGTTAATCGACGACTACGCCGGTACGAACTACACCACTGAATACAAGATGGAATTGGAAATTCCAGAGCTGCTCGAAACGCTTATTAATGATCCAGATTCGTTTGCTGATGCAACAGCTGCCTTTGACAATATGTTCTTGCCGCTTCAAACAGATGTTCTTGTGGCTCAAGGGCAGGTGGACGCATTACAGAAAAAGTTAGAAGATCTGGAGCGTCAATACAACATTGACATCAATATAACGACAACAGGCAGTCTGCCGAATGCGCCTACGGATAACTGGAGTTGGAGCGGCGGCGGTACTCAAGCGGGAACCGCAATCGGTGGTCCCGTTTACCCTGGGCAAACCCGTACCTGGAACGAACCCGGACGCGAAGGGGAAATGCTGATTCCTTCTCAATACGGGCGCGTGTTGAGCAATCACGAGGTAGCACAGGTGATGCGAGAAGCGATTGCAGGTGGGGGTGATAAGGGCTCAAAGAGCGATAAGCCTTCGGTGACGACCAACTATTACTACACGTTGAATATGCCGACCTCGAACAACCCGGCGGACGTTGGCATGGCGTTCGATCTGATGAAATCTCTTGGAGGTATGGCATGAGTGTAAATATCGACGCGCTGGAACTGTTCGTAATAGTGCCGCAATACGGCGTGAATCTGGTCACTAATCCTCATCCGATGGTAACTACTGGGTTTTCGGCAAGCGGAGCAGGAGTGACGCGTGGGTTGGCTTCGGCATTGCCTGCGCCTTACAACGCTTATTCACGGCGCGGGGCGGACTGCTTGTATTTCGAGCCAGCGGCTAATACGACGAGTGCCGTGTATTTCAATAGCGTGACATTGAATGCGGGCAGTAACTATACGTTCTCTGTCGATGTATTAACTACTGCCGGTGAGCCGATGGGTTTGGCAATTTTCAGACCTTCGGATTCTACTTATGTGGCCTCGTCAACTTTTACCGCGACAGGCGATTGGCAACGGGTATCGCTGACTTTTTCAGCACCTACGAGCGAGGCTTATTACTTGTTTGTGCGCAGATTATCAAGCAGTGATAACGCTTATTACGTGTTTACGGACGGCTGGCAATTGGAATCGGGCACGCGGGCAACGACCTTTATTATCGGCGATGAACCGGGTTTTGGAGAGGGGGATTATTACTGGAGCGGAGATCCGTATGCTTCGACTTCTGTCCGTTCATCACAGACACGGCATGGCGGATATCTTTTGAAGATCAGCGACTACGCGATAATAAATTCTCTGCCGGGTTTGGGAATGGGAACGTTCAATCAGATTATGACGGATATGGTATCTGGTGGTGCGCTGTATCAGGATTTTATCCGTTCATCGAGGCAATTCAGCGTCGTACTCGAATTCAAAGGAACTGACACTCGAGATTTGCATGACAAGCGAAGGACTCTTATCAACGTCTTGCGTCCAGACTATGCTGGTGGAGGACAACCTCTGGTTTTGCGATATCAAGGTTTTAGCAATGACGGCACAGAAGCAACCCAACCGCTCGACATCGAATGTGTGATGACTTCTGGGTTGGATGAGATTCCAACCTTGCCGACATATCACAAAGACGTCATTGTGTTTAACCTGCCGGACGGCCATATTCGAGGCGCGTTCAAACAAGGCTCGGCGCTGGAATTATTTCAAACGCTCTCTCAGGCTAATAACATTCTCAAACGCTCTTCCGCTGGTGCGTGGAGCGAGCTTGGAATTGACGGATTGAACGGGGAAGTGAGAGCAATCGCGGAAGCGCCGAACGGCTATATTATCGTTGGCGGTTCATTCACGAACGCGGGCGGTGATGGGGATGCAGACTACCTCGCAAAGTATAACCCGTGGACAAACACATTCAGTGCAATCACAGGTGTAACACCAAGCGCGACGGTCAGAACGTTGGCTTTCGACGCAGCTGGAGCATTGTACGTGGGAGGTGACTTCACCAATCTTGGTAGCACGGATGGTGATTACATCGTCAAGATAACCAATCCTACAGGTATTGTAGTATCAGTAAGTTCACTTGGGACTGGCTTGGCTGGCGGTGTTTGCTATACATTAGCAATCGACAATAATGGACACGTGTGGACCGGCGGCTCGTTTACTTCGGCTGGGGGAGTGGCTAACACACTAAGAGTCGCAAGATGGAATGGCACAGCATGGTCAGCATTATCAACCGGACTAAACGGAATAGTGAGAACGATCGCATTTAATGCGTGGGGAGTGCCCTGGATTGGCGGTGATTTTACCAACGCAACAGGTACGTATGGCAATTATCTGTGTTACTGGTGGAATCAGTTTTATCGTGTTGGCACGGTCGAACTGACTGCCAGGGTACGCGCCTTAGAATATGTGAAGGGCGTTGGAATGTACGTGGGTGGCGATCAAGCCACGCTAATGGGCGGTGTGACAAACTGCAACTACATTGCATTATGGAACAACACTGCGTGGAAACCACTCAGTAACGGAACAAACGGTATTGTTTTTGGTATGGCTAATGATCCTAATCAAGGTTTGTACGTTGGAGGAGCATTCACAGCCGCAGGTGGCATAACGTTACTTGACAAGATGGCAATCTGGAAAGCTGGCGCGTGGGGCGTGATTGACGCTGATTTGCCAACTGGCGGTGGAAACTTCATTATTCCAATGGTTACTCGCGGTGGAACATTGTATCTTGGCGGTCTTTATACCGGCGTTGCCACAACGGGCAAACCGGCAACTAATACTGAGAATAGCGTTGGCAGTGCAAACACGTATCCGAGAGTCAAGATCACTGGGCCGGGAGCGGTGCGCAGTCTGATCAACTACTCAACCGGCAAGCGTATCAACTTCAACAATTTAACACTTCTGGCTGGCGAAACAATCACGATCAATCTTGATCCAACTGACTTGAGAATGGAATCTTCGTGGAGCGGTCGAAAAGGGCTCATGGCAACGATTGCCAGCGGCTCTGATCACGGCGACTTCTTTATGTCTCCTGGCTCGAACACGATCCAGCTTTACATGCCAACCGGAACAACTGGCTCGACTAAGGCATGGATAGAATGGACACCGCTGTATTGGTCGATTGAGGGAGCGGTGAATTACTAATGGCTGAACTCGTTATTACCCTCAACACGCTTGACGCGACCATATTACAGGCTACCCCGACAGTAGTCCATCATGCGGCGGTGGAGCACTTGCATTACGGTTCAGGAACATTCCAGCGGATGCTTATAAAATTCGACCTGAGCGCCTTACCCTCAACAGCCCTCGTGAGTGCTGTAAAGCTGGAGCTCTATGCTCCCCTGCAATACCCCACTGGCCCTGTTACTGCTTACAGAATTACAAAAGCGTGGAATGAGGGCACAGTTTCATGGAACGTTCCGTGGACGAGTCCCGGAGGCGATTTCTCGGCAACCGTTATGAGCACGGCCACCGGCATAACCGTAAGACAAGGTTGGAATACAATTCCACTTAAGCCTTCTGAATTTGATCTCATGAGAGCCGCTAATCACGGCATTATGATCAGTCGCGTTGGGGAAGGGGACAATGCGAATACGATTGACATCAACGGTCGGGATGCTTCGAGCAACCAGCCTATATTGACCATAACCTACACTAATCCGGGAGGAACACCCCCTCCTCCCCCGCCAGTAACTTCCTCCCCAGAGTCGTACAAAAAAAACTCTCACGGCTTGCGTTATCAGGTCGAACATTACGACTGCGACGGGAATAGAGTAGGAACTTATGAGTCATTCAACCGCTTAGATTATGTCAAAACGCGTAACACAGTTGGCTCGATGGTAATGATCATGCCATACGCGCTGGTAAAAGAAGCGAGCTTTGGACTCAATAATCATCTTGAAATTTGGCGCGAGATGGACGGCGTGTTGGAGTTGCAGAACGAGACGTCGTATTTTATCAAGAGCGTTCGTTATTACAACGATAATGAGGGACGTAAATTGGTTGAAATTACAGCCAAAGATGGTCTTGATTTATTGGCTGGGGCAATTGTAGATTATCCTGCCGCCAGTACGCAAAGCACACAGGAGAAGTTTGCAGACGACATGATAAAAGACGTGGTCAGCCAGAACAGGGGAACAAGCGCGCAGACAGTAAGGCGCTTGCCGCGCTTTACGGTTGCACCAAAATACGGAGCAAGCAAAAGTTTGAAAAAGGACTTTGCCTGGCGAAATGTATTGGAGGTATGTACTGAAATTGCCGACGATGCTACTGAGATGGGGACGCATACCTCGTTTGATGTGGTCAGGGTCGCTCCGGCAACATTTGAATTGCGTACTTATACAGGTTGCAGAGGTATTGATCACGGGCATAAATCCAACGAAATATTGAGAGTTGGCGTAGTTTATGGCAACCTAAGAAATGCTGAATATGGAGAATATTGGGGTGATGAGCGCAACGCAATCACGGCGGGCGGACAGGGTGAAAACGCTAATCGCATTATAGCGAGAGTAGCGGATGCGAAAAGAATAGCCAATGGCTCACCCTACAATCGAAGAGAATTGTTTGTCGATGCACGAGACAAGAAAACGACCTCAGCCGTCACCAGCGAAGCGAATGCCGCGTTACTCGAAAATCGTCCCAAGAAGGCTTTATCCGGCAAGTTAGAAAATACGCGCGGACTAAAGTGGAACAGGGATTACTACTTTGGCGACATACTGGCGGCAGAAGCTTTTGGACACAACATGGATTGTCATATTGAGAGTGTGAGAGTAACGGTAGATAGCAAACAAAACGAACAAGTAAATGTGCTTTTAAGAGGTGAAGATGACTTATAACGATAGTATAAAAAGATTGGTGGGTGAACAAAATAAGCTTGACAAGAACATCGAACGCTTGAAGACAGGCGAGAAATCGGGCAGTACAGACAGAGTCATTAGTGAACGAGAAGATGTGTTTGGGCAGCCATACGCGGCAATAGGACCGCATCTTGTGAATTATTACAACCAAATAGCAAATGGTGGTTTCGATATAGATCTTACAGGTTGGACAGTTGAGTCAAGCACAACGGCGGGCGTTCCAGACGCGACTTGTTCTATTCAAGATGTTACTGTACAAAAAGGCACCGGAGCACTGAAAGTTACATTTCCAGGAGTGTCGCTCGGACAATGGTTTGCAATTACGTCTGATTTCATTCAAGCAAAAGCAACGCCTTACAATTTTATGATATATGCACTTCCAGGATTGAGCCCCCATCCGTTCCAAGTCAAGATGGTAGCAACTGAATATGACGATGAGGATAAGCCGATTACTTCTTATATCCAATTCGTTTCACTTGAAGAAATGTGGCAATATACAGTTCGCCAGTTTACACCTGAGGCAAATATCGTGAAAGTTAAGCTCAGCATTCTGATTGATATTGTTTCAGGGGGATTCGCAGGCGAAGTATCGTGCTATTTCGATTCAGCTGAATTGATAGACATTAGCGACATGGACTCTCCCCAGATGTATGTGGAAATGAATAAAATCAAAGTTCTCGCAGAAATGACGGAGTTAGACGGACACATAACAAGTCCGGACATATCTTATTTTCCAGGGGAAGATCTCATACCTCGAGCATTTCCTGACGGGAAGCTTGACGCAGGCTGGATACCCCAATTACCTCACTCCGGGTTGAGCGGACTGACCACCGGCAATCCTCACACGCAATATCCGCTCTACACGAATTGGGCGAGCTGGACGCCGACGTTCACAGGATTTTCAAGCGACCCGACTGACGTAGTGGCACGATATAGCATAATCGGAAAGGTGTGTTTTGTCTCAATCTTTATTGGTACAGCCGGGACATCAAATGCCAATACTTTTACAATTAGCGCACCAGTTACTGCCGCTTCGGTTAGTGGAATGGTTTGGTACAACAGTCTTGGGTATTATGTGGATGGGGGGGTCATTACCAGAGGAGGCGGAGTTGTCACAATAAGTAAGGGGACAGGCACTCTTAGTCTGCAAACTATAAGTGGAACAACAGGATGGACTACGTCTGGACTCAAACGGGCAATGTTCCAATTAATTTACGAGGTAGCATGACCTATCCCTTCGGCATTGACGTAAGCTCATACCAAGCGAACAAGGAAGGCACTTTGCGCGTCAATTTCGACACGATGATGAGTGCCAGTAACCCACCGACATTCATCGGCATACGATCAGGTCAGGGATTGACCTATAAGGATCCTCAGTATGCTTATCATTGGGCAAAAGCAGGTGAGAATTCCTTACCGAAAATCGCCTATCATGTGTTGGAATTCGGCTCTGATGGCAAATCGCAAGCTGAAATGTTCTTCGCAAGGGTGAAAGCGCATGGCTTTACTCAGTATGATCGATTGTGTTTGGATCTCGAAGTTGCATGGTCGTTCACGCCTAATCAAATAACACTATGTACTCTCAAGGCAATCAATCGCCTGGCGGAACTCACGGGACGTTTTCCGCTGTGTTACTCCCGGGCAAGTTGGATGGACCAACATCTGATTATGTCGATGATCCCAAAGGTTGATTGGTGGTTGGCTCAGTATAAATATGCGCTGCCCTGGCCATTGTTCACTACTGAGTTCAACTCTGCTTTAATGAAGATTCCAATCGGTGTGGAGCGAAGTCAGATCAAGATTCACCAAACCGCTGAAAAAGGCAATGGCGGACAGTACGGGGCGGTCTCTCACTACATTGACTACGATCGCTTTCTTGGAGTGAATTTATTGGATTGGTTTGGCCTGGGTGAAGAAGAGCCTGATCCAGAGCCGCCTATTATTGTTGATCCTACAAATCCACTCTACCAGGTACGTGTTACCGAATGGGCGACCCCTCACGTGAATGTGAGAAGTGAACCGCGCGTAGCTGCTTCGACAGACATTGGCGACGCGAAGCCGGGTGAAACGCTTCAGATCCTCGAAGAGCGCGATGTGGAGCAAGTCCTGTGGTTACGATCCGACCGAGGATGGTTGATGGCGAAGTACACGGTGCGTGTGCCTGAGACCGTTCCAGGCTTATTGACCGTGACCGGGTACAGCCAAAATGATGCGCGTTGGAAGAATGACCTGCTGGGTTATTCGTACACCACGATCGAAAACTACGGCTGCCTGATCTCGAAGGTCGCAGATTACATGACCTTTCTTGGGCACCCGGAAACACCAGGCACGCTCAATCAAAGGCTGATTGCGAATGGAGGCTATGCCGGCAATAATTACTACTGGAACATGCCCAAAATTCTGTATGGCGATGTGCTCAAAACCGAGGATCAATCATTCACTGGCGGCGTTGGATTTGAAAGCGCGGTCGATGTAATCCTTGACAGTGGCAGGCCTGTTTTGGCAATGGTCGATTACATTCCATCTACCAGCTGGTTTGATCAACACTGGGTATTGGTGATCGGCAAGCGAGACGGGGGTTATTACCTATCGGATCCGTGGGACGGAACGACACAAGCGTTACACGCGAAGTATAAGAAGATATTCCGGATCGTTGCATACAAAAGACAATAGAAACGAGGGATTATGACAGCAGCCCAAAGCGGGGCAGTTACGACCGTGCGCATTGATTATTCTGGCGGAAATACGGAGCATTTGCTCTTCCTGGCGTCCGATCTGCATGTGGATTCGGTGGCATGCAATCGGGAGGTGCTGCTTGGGGATCTTGCCGAGGCAAGCAGCCGGGGGGCGATGATCTTCCTGTTTGGGGACACGTTCGACGCGATGCAAGGCAGGTTTGATCCGCGCAGGTCGTTGGATGAGCTCAGACCGGAGTATCGGCGGAACGATTACTATGATTTCGTGGTAAAAGATGTGGCGCGCATACTGAGTCCGTTTGCGAAGAACATCGTGCTGATCAGCGATGGCAATCATGAAACCTCAACGTTGAAAAACTCCAATATTTCGCTCACTGACCGGCTGATCTGGACCCTGAACACGCAATACGGCGGAAACGTGATGAATGGCTGATACGGCGGCTCGCTGCTGTTCATGCTGGAAGGGGCATCTGGCGGAGGCGAATCCGTGAAGATGAAGTACTTCCACGGGGCGGGCAGTGACGCGCCGGTGACCAGGGGCGTGATCCAGACGAGCCGACAGGCGGTATTTCTGAACGGGGCGGACATCGTGGTGAACGGACATAATCATCATAGCTATTATGTGCCAATTGTGCAGGAAAGCGTGAGCGCGGCTGGCAAGGTGGTGTTCAGCACACAGCACCACGTGCGGACGCCTGGTTACAAGAACGAATACAATGACGGGACGTCCGGCTGGGCGGTGGAAAAGGGCATGGTCCCAAAACCGTTGGGCGGCGCTTTTGTGAGCTTGAGAGTGAAACAGAACGGTAAGGCGAAGACTGTCGGCTGCCAGATCGGGGTGCAGCCGGTGGTACACGATCCGATGGTGATATAACTTAGCATAATTGCGGAGTTATTGCGATGGGCAGACGGTTTATTGCAGACAGGATGAAGAAAGCAAAAGTGTCATTCTCTGAGATGTGGCCAGCGCCGCACATCGGCAAGTACTGGAAACGCCAAGTCAGCAAGGCGAGGCGGCGTGCCTGGAAACAAAACGGCATCGAAGGTAAACCGATCAACAAGTATGAAAGTTATTGCAACTGGAAAGGCTGGTAATGTTTCGGTTACGCTTATATCATGTCAAAAATAAGCGCAAAAGTTACTATGACGGCACAGTCATGTATTAATTCTGGCGATTATCGAACACGATCTCAACTATAGGTACGAATAATCCTCACTTTCGTACGTAATCTGGGGAGTGGCACTCCGCTTGTTTGCGTAGGTTTAACCTAATGTGCAGTTCAAATCTGCAATTGATTTGCAGATTGGTGTCGTTTATATGCACAATTAACCTACACAAGTTAATTACACATACAGTCTACACCAATGCGCATTCAATACGCATAATTCGTTGGATAAACGTGAGCCTGAGCACATTATTCGTTGGATAATTGTGTGGTTTGGCGCGGTTTTATTATGAAGTTTGGCATTTATCAACTTACCGCTCGAAGTGCTTACAAGCGGTAAGCAGTTGACTACAGAACGTAGGCAACTTAGACCGATTTGTCACGGTTTCGATTATGGTCGATGGCATAACAATTTTGGTATATTCATCGACTATAGCCGAGTACTAATCATGATTATTATAAACATGACAGGTTATACTCTTGCAGTTTATTCAGGATAATTCGTTATTTTGTCTATTTACGTTTATCTACGTGATAGACTCTTGTGGTTTTTCGTGAGAGACTCTTGCGGTATAATCAAAACAACAGAACCAGCCACGCGAGGCAACCCAGCAAGGAGTGATCGTCTGATGCTGGAGGAAGGCAACTCTGTAGGCATACAGGAAACAGTCAGCGTACCCTGGCAGGTCATTTATTTAATTGCAGTCTAATAGGAAAAATCCCATTTTTGTCGTTACACCTGCAATTCTCGGAGCGCGAGTCCGAAGTTTACAACACTTTCCCACAATCATTCTCCAGCCCAAAAAGTGACTCAAATTCAATGCTTCCCCCTCATACTGAGTAAATACCTATATCACCCTAAAATAATCTTTCTTGCGTCGACATTTCAAATTTATCTACTCGATAATCAATATGCCTTGCGTTTTTCTTACTATTACAGCTAATACACAATGGCTGAATATTATCAATACTTCCTCTTCCGCCAAGTTTGACTGGTATTATGTGATCAACAGTTAACCTAACGTCGCTTTTGCCACAACACAAACATTTATTGCCATAATAATTACACAATTCTACCCATTCTTGTCTCGTAAAACTCCCCCCTGACGATCGTTTTGCGCTACGTCTGCGTTGTTCTTTTTCGGAATGCTCTCTAAGATGGCTTTGTAAATACTTGCTTAATGATGCACTTACACTTTCTGGGTGGCCTGTTCTCCAGTCCTTCATATATTCTCTTCTCTTATCAGCATTGACAAGATACAGCTCTCTTTTTCGTGAGTTTATTTCTTCCTTATGAGCTCTGTAATATTCACGTCTTGATTGATTAAGAGCCTCTCGACGTGGTTCTCTCCATTCTTTTTTGTACTTGCTAATCACTTCCCGATTTAGTTTATAGGTCTCTCTTCTATGGAGACGTACTGACTCAATATTTTCTATTCTCCAGTTTCTTGTTTTTTCTGCGTGATATTCTGGATGCGACTTTCGCCACTTTTCGTGGTAGGCTTTACTTTCTTCTTTATGGCTACAATAATACAAACTATTTCTTTTGTTTATTTTCTCCTTGTTTTTATTGTAAAACTCATGAGAGTAATTATTAACACACTCTTTGCAATGAGACTTTAAACGCCCCCCTTTTTCCCTTTCAGAATAATCAGAAACGCTTTTTACAACCCCACATTTTGTACACTTTTTAGTTTCCATGTTCCACCATAATATAGAGCCGTCAATTACCAAGATAGTGTTTTGCTTAGGAACACAGGGTAACTAACGGCTCTATATCCACTATCATACTGTATTCCTAAGCATGATAATTATACCGCTTTTTTACATGTTATCAACTGGGCCAGCTCTAATATGTGCTAAACGCAAATCCTCACCCGTTTGAGCAAGATATCTTTGAACAACCGATAAATTACTATGCCCTAAAAGCTTACTGATAGACAGTATATCCATTCCAGAACGCAAACAGGCCAACGCAAATGCGCGCCGAAAACTATGCAGACTCGGTTGTTCGACTTTTGCCAACTTCGAGCGGCGCTTCAATATCATTACCAATCCCCAATAGGTAAGGCGCGTTCTCTCATTCGTGACCCATAGTGCATACTCAGTATCATTGCGAAATTTGAGATACGATCTTACGGCTTTACGTGTTCTTTTACCGATCACAACCATCCTGGGTTTACCACCTTTTCCATGGAGGATGTTCACGTCACCAAGAATCGGGTCCACATCATCAATATCCAAGGCGGTAAGTTCGCTTGCCCGAATGCCCGTGTCGAGCAGGAATAGAAACATCGCGTAGTCTCTCGCGCCATAGAACTCAGTAAGGTTGCAGGTTTTGAGTAGCTTCTTGACAGTCGTAAATTCGACAGGTTCCAACGGCGCCAGGGCAATTTTCGGCGGCTTCACGTTCCTAATAGGATTCGACCATTCAATATCCGTTTCCTTCTCATACCAATATAGAAACGCGCGCAAACAACGAAATGCCGCATGGACCCCACCTGGATTATGGCTCATACTGAGTGAGATCATGAAGTCACGAATGTAAGACGATGTAATCTGACTGATACGTGTGATTCCATGCGCCCCCGCGTACTCAGTAAATAGCTTCAGCTTCCAAGTGTAAAAATGAAGTGTACCTTGGGCTAAGTCCTGGGATTTACGATCCAACATGAAAGAATCGATCCATCGATTCAGATTGTCAGAACCTGCTGATTTTTGCCGAATCCACTGGTCTTGTTGAGCGTTCTTCATTGGTAAACACCACCAAACGAACACTTCAACGAGAGAAAAACAACTACTATGGCGAGGCTGGGATTTGAACCCAGAACCATTGGCTTATGAGTCCACGTGGCTATTTTGATGTGTTTTATCATCTGTTTACTCGTTGAGTTAATCGTTTTCACATCAAATAATCGCCTATAGTCCATTGGTCTTACTGAGCTTCAAACCACTTACTCAGTACCCAGCCGGGCAGTTTCAGCTTTGGTGAATACAGGTAACAGACTTCCGCAGTCATGTTAGGCTCTGTAAGAGTTTCACATCTTAGTTTGAAGTGACCATCTGGGAGTCGTAATTCATCATCGATATCCAGCGTGCCAATTGTTTTACTCTCAAAGTCCGCTTCAAAATAAAGCCCCGTTGATTTTGTGACTATCCACGTTGGGACTTTTGGCGTAGGAGTGGCAGTTGTCATATTTGCAGACGTACAAGCCGTAAGAATTATGACAAGTAAAAGAACGATTATTCCCAATTTCATCTTATAGCCTTTCGATAATCAGTACAACGATTACAGCGAAAAGTAGATACCACCAATACCATGGCGATTTTATCCAACGTAACCAGTTTCTAAAACGGATCATGGCTTACTTTTCCGAAAGTGACATTTTGTTAATCTAAATTTCCGCTTTTGACCTCTTGCTAATTATACGTCTCTCAGTATAATAGAACTTACGTTCTAACAATGGCTAATATGGAACGCTAACAGGCCAATAGAGACCTCCGATAATGCACATTCATACTGAGACCCGAAACACCCAAGGAGGGGAATATGATAATTTTTAGAAAAGAAAACCGCACGGCAATTTGTTTTCATCTGTTTTGGTGGGAAATAACGATTGTGATCAAGAAGAGGCTTTAGGTCTTTTCAATAAGACTTCGGCGTAGAAAAGTAAATCCGCGCGTTTCTCAGTATCCATTTGGTCGAACAGGTAGATTAATTGTTGATGCTGTTCGGTACGCGGCGGAACGGGAGGTAAAAAGCCCGCTACTCGAAACGCTACTTCCGGGGGAATGCCCAGGGCTTCAGCGATGGCGCGCAAGGAGATTTCGCTGACTCCACGCTGGCCAGATAACAGGCGCGTAATCTGAGGAGCGGAGATACCTGACTTTCGTGCCAAGTCAGCAGCACTCATTCCTTTTTCGTCCATCCGTTCTTGCAGCCATTCAGGCAATATCTTTTCCATAAGACAACTAAAAGTTACCATTTTTCAAAACTCCTTAGGGTATTTCTAAATTGCCCCTTGACAATTCCTAAACTGCGTCTATAATTGTCATCAGGTATCCAAACAATGACTAACAACAAGTGAGGCTCAATGTCCAAAACAACCTACATGATCCAAATGAACGATCTCGATGCGGCGGAGATGCTGCGGGAGCTGGCCAAGGAAGACATTCGCTCTTTCGGGTCAGAAACCGCATGGCTGATCCGCCAAGAACATGCCCGTAGATTCGCCTTTGACAATACTGAGAATACTGCATCGGCGAACGGTGAAAAGCAGTTTGCGCCCAAAGCGCAATGAGCTTGCGGCACAAACGCAAAATGACGAGTCCCAACGAGGTAAACAGAGCGAAGCCGAATGGCTACATCTGCAGTCAATATGTGGACAAAACGAGCTTTTATCTCGATGAGGCGCTGGTGGATTTGGAGACAGTGGTGAACGCGACGCTCAGTATGGTGGATGTTTACCGACTGGTTGGGCGCGCGATTGGAAAGCTGCACCGCGCGGATGACTCCAATGAGACAGTCAGAGAAATTTATTCACGAAGAGGACAGCAATGATGGACGGTTTTACTCAGATCGAGGCAAGAAACGACGAACTTGACCGTTGGCGCATTGGCGATGCAATTGCCGCCGCTACAACCTGGGAAGAGGTCGTCGAAATCCAAGCAGGTTGTGAGCATCGTTACCATCGCATGAGCCATGAGTGTTGGATTTGTGGACACATTCAGACCATCGAAGAACTTGAAGCAGACTCAATACCATTCTAAAGGAGCAACAATGACCTACGCAATAGCATTTTTCTTAATGACCCTCGCAATCGGCAGCCCATTTGTGCTGGCAAGCTGGATTGAAGAAAAACTTGGGGAGCGTGGACGATGACCGACGAGGCGTTAGTGTTTAGCTTGACAGTACAAATGGTCGGAGCATTCTTCATGTTCTTGGTGATGATCTGTGGCGCGATAGAAGAGAAGGAGCGGAACCTATGACTCAATTCCCCGACATTTACACCCGCTGTATCAAGCTTAACGGTTCGATCGACCTGGAACGTCTACGGAGGCTCTCGCGCGAAATGCAGGAAGCTTACGAGACATCCCAGCAAAGCAAGGGCGTGCTCAAAACGGCACTGCAGGACATTTTCTACAAAGCCGATCAGCTTGACAAAGCCACTGGCAAGGTTCGCGACGGCATGTGGGCGGCCATGCGAGCGATGAAAGCAATTGAAGAGGCATCACAAATCGAAACTGGAGGAACTATCGAGCTACAACAATTAGCACTATCGAACCAAGTCACAACTGGAAGATTATGACAAAACAAAATGCCAACCGTCACATGGCTGGCACCTCAAATATCAAACTAACTTAACTCATTCTATCACAATCGAAAGGAAATACAAATGGATAACAATCAAGCATTAAACGACCCCTACGACGAGGCAATCAACGCAAAAGCGCGCGACTTCGAGGTGTTCGGGCAGGTCAGGGTAGACGCGCATTATCTTTTCTTCCCTGGCAACAAACAAAAGCCGGTCGTGTTCGACCCAGCAGTTCATCCGCAAGACAAACGCGCACTCGAAGTTGAATTGCGCCTGATCCCGATCGCGGAACAGAACATCAACTGGGACGAATATCAGAAGATGCTGGCTTTCACCGCAGATTGGACAAAAATTGTTTTGCCTTCGATCAAGGCCATTGGAATTGATGATCTTCGCGCGCTCAATAACAAGTGGGTTCGTGTCGCAAAGGTACCAGGCAACCGCAAACGCCTTGACAAGAATACCCAGGAAGAAACCGGCGAGTTCTGGACCACCTATAAGTTCATGGAGCTCTACCCGAGTGAAGACGCGTGCAAGGCTGCTTTTGGCGGTCACACCCCCTCCGATACTGAGGACAAGCCTGTCCCTCAGAGCAACAATGAAACCAAGGCTGCAGCGCTGACTTTCCTGAAGGTATTTGTAAGCCAGGCTGCGAAGCATCTGACCGACCGTGCCGAGATTGAAAAACAGGTCGCAGCAGACATTGCCAACAATTCCCTGATTTCACCCCTTTTCACTGTTCAATCGCCTGAAGTACAAGCGGCCATCAACGAAGCGCTTCTCAAATATGCAGAAATTCCGTTCTAAATCAAGCGTCGCTTAAGTCTCAACAATTCACCTCATGCCGGGAGGCAGCGGGTATAGGAGGTTTTTAGATGGGATTACTCAGTGTGATTGTGGATAGCCGTGAACCTGCGTGGGCAAAACAGCTCAAGTTTGGGGGTGTACCTGTTGTAGTTCAAACGCTCGAAGTTGGCGATTACTGGGTAGCCACTGATGATGCAAAGATTTTGATCATCGAGCGCAAAACTCCTGATGATTTCATCGGCTCGATCATGGATCAGAGGATATTTCACCAGGTCGCTCACATGCAAGCCATGCGAGAAGAAGGATATTGGCCTTACGTAATGATCACCGGCCCCATTCAACGAAATTCTGATGGTTCTGTGTTTACCACACTGGATCGCAAGTTTCGTTGGAACGCCTTGCAAGGAGCAAAGCTCAGTATACAGGAACTGGGCGTGCCAATTATTGAGTGCGCCAGCGACAATGATTTTGAAGACGCAGTCATGCGACTGGCAGAACGCTCTCGCACAGACACGGTCCTCATTCAACCCGTTCGCAAACCAACCTTTTTAGGTGGTGAAGCCACACTGCTGTGTGCGTTGCCTGGTATTGGAGTTGACACGGTTGGCAAGGTGCTTGATTACTGTGGATCCGCGGCATACGCACTTTCAGAGTTTTCATACCTGGGATCCAAACTCAAGATACCTGGCATTGGTCCAGGCATGAAAAACAATATCCGCTGGGCACTCGGTTTGACAGATGATGATGTGCTGGTTGTGGCGGACAAATCAATTTATGACCAAGAAGGAGTAAAGAATGACTAATGAATTAGTTCTATCGAATAATCGAGAATTGACCCCCGCAGTGTGGGGCATGTTGAAAGAAATCGCGCCGGTGATGCACGTGAGCCGCCTATTTGGAATGAGTTCTCCAGAGCAAGCCACAGCCATCATGTTGAAAGGCTATGAATTGGGGCTCTCAGTAACCGCAAGCTTCGAGTTTGTGCACGTGATCGAGGGGAAACCCACGCTAAGCCCAAGGGGCGCGCTGGCTATCTTGATGGCAAAAGGCGTGCTCGATGACTTCAAACTGACCGACATTATGAAGGATGGAAAGCTATTTGGAGTGCGATGTTACATGAAGCGCGGAAACATCGAATACACGGTTGAGTTCACGCGCGATGATGCTGAAAAGGCGGGGTTATTGGAAGGATCCCCAACGGCAAACGGCAAGCGCGGCAAGGGCAATTACGAGAAGTACGAACGTCAAATGTACACCTGGCGCTCGGTTGGCTATTGCGCCGACATTGTGGCTCCAGATTTGACCGGTGGATTGTCCACGTACATGAAAATGCCAGAGGTATTTAAGACAGTTGAAGTTGATGACAATGGCGATTTTGTGAAGCCTGGAGTGACAGTTATTGACGCGCCCAAGATGCCAGTGATCACGCTTAACGATCTGATTGCGAAGTTTCCGGCGGAAGCGATCATGGAAGCGAACGACGGGAAAAT